CATGTAAATGAACCCCAGATAGCATCACCCCAAACATCACCCTGACCCTGTACGTTTTGGTTGGATTCTGTAATTGGGTTATCTCTTAGGTCATAAGAATACTCACAAGTCACGTTATAACTTCCAGATTGAGCTTCGAATCTAGGCTTCCAGTATCTTATTTCCTTAAATCGTGACGGAGTGCCAAAGGTTAAGTAACTGGTTTGTAGATAATAGTTAATATCCCCACCTAAGTTTGTGTAGTCGTTGGAATCGTTACCCTGCCAATACAACTGCCCTACAATAGAGCTTGCGACTAATAATTGATCGCTGTCGTTAAACGCATTGAAAGCCCTAGAAACGTAAGTATCAGTATCAAATGACTCTACACAGGCAAAGTTCACATTAAACACTATAGAAGCGTTATTAACAGACTGTCCTGCGGTTGAGTAGAACACATGCAGTCTACCCTGATTCAAAATAAGTACAGCTCGTTCTTTGTTTGACATTTGTTTCACATCTTCGTAGATGTCTTTTGAAATCATCTCATCTGTAGTTCCGTTGAATCTATAAACTCCATCCTCTGATAAGAAGTAGGCAAAGTTTGAATCGTAAGCGATTGATTCCTGAGTGTATGTTCCGTGCCTAGCGGTTGCAGGTGCTTCTGCTAATTGGAAAGTGGCGTTGTCATCTCCGTATAGAATGTACTTTTTGTTGCGAGTCCAGATAATCAAAGCTCCGTTTAATGAAGCCATAGCAGTCACAGGGTCGCCAGTCTTAGGTGATGGCACGTAAATGAAGTCAGTAGATGTAAATGTTTCGTAATCTGCGAAGTTTGAATAAAAGACCTTGTTGGGGTCGTTCTTATCGGCAAAGAATAGTAAACCTTTATGCTCGGTTACGATAGTTGCGTTTGTGGCGTTTACTTGTGATTCTGCGCTGAAGTTCCATTTTCTGATTCCGTCTAGTCCGTTGACGTAGTAGACAATATCGTTGACTGTTACGAATCTATAGTGAGTAGCACTTGAGGATAAGCCCGTTTTAATTGAAGATACTGCGCCAGTGATTTCATCCACTCCGTAAAGTACAGTTCCTTGTGCAAATAGATTCTTTTTTGTTCCGTCTGACTTATAAGCTCGGTGCAATCCTTTAACTGGTGCATCTGTGGATAAGTAGGCTTTGACGTTGTAATCCTCGCTTGTTGCAGACCAAGTAACCCCTGAATCAGTAGAAGCAAGTCCTGTAGATGCGTTAGTGGTTGAAGATATGCTGTAGGCGTTTGTTCCGTTTGCCTGAACGTATACAACAACCCAATAATCCGTAGCAGTAACAGAAGCAGGGTTAATGAATCTAACTGTTTCATAAGCGTATGAGGTGTCTATTGCTGAGGCTGACACGCTTGATCGTGAGAGCATAGTTCCAGGCTCGCCACTTGAGTTTGACCATAATTCTACAATTACAGTTCCGGTGGCCGAACTAGCGTTTTTAAGATTAACGTCTAATCTTGTACATCTACCAGTAGTAGTGAAAGTCACCTTTTTAGCCACTCGCGCGGTTTGTGATACATCTTGGTCGCTTGCTCCAGTTACAGAAGTCTGTTGAACGTCTATAGTTTCACCTACTGCATCAGATAGAAAATCAGCACCTTTGCGAGTTTCATACTCACCGAGGGTAGGCATCCTAGCGTCTTGAGCGTATCTTAAAAACTCGTCTTTTAATACATCGTTAGCAACGTATCTGTTAATCCCCTTTGAATAGTCGTTAAGTTCGTAGTCCGTAACCTTACTAGTCAGTGTCGGGGTCGGCTTGTACGCCCGCTTAACCCATGGCACGGCGGTTAATCCTCATTTGAGTTGGTTGGCCGACTTGTGTTTGTGAATATCTAACAGCTAACTTCTGTAATAGTTCCATGTATTTGTTCTCAAGGATTGCGGCTTTGTCGTAGTTATCTTTAACTTGGAAAACCCTATACGCCCCACCCACAACTAATAGCTCCTTAAATTCTTCTGGAATCTCTGGTACGTCTGCATCAGCTGACAACTCGGTTGGTCGTTTGTAATATCTTAGAGTTACAGTGTAATCAGATGCGGGAGCAGGATAGACGTATATGTTCTCACCATATTTGTATGCAAACTGCGGTATACCTGATGGGTTCACTGTTGTGTCTGCGGGGTCGGTGTAAGAACGGTCTACTTCTGCAATGTCCTTAAAAGGTAAAACAGCTTCAAGTCCGGCTGAAGTTATATATAAGTCAATCGCTTGTACAAAGTTAGTCGGAAGTCCCGATCCGTTGGTTATATCAGCAACACCTGCACTTAATGTGTAGTTTTGAGTAGCCTGCATAAACGGTAAACGGTACTCGTTAAAAACATCATTCTGTGTTTCGTCAATAAACTGCTTGATCTGAGTGCTAGAAAATCCCGTATCTTTAATGCGGTTCTGAACCCTGCTTACTAAGTCGCTAAGAGTATAGGCCAATTCGATGCTCCGAACCTGCCCGTATTACCTTAATTATACCAAATTTATGCTAAGTTATCCAATTTACTTGGTGCTACTTCAAACCTAGAAACTTACTAACAGTCAAGAGTTTCTTTTGCTGATTACCTGTAGTGTTAGCAGTCGTGAGGTTGGTTGTGTCAAATGTCCAGATGTCGGCTGCACTCACTGCACTTGGGGTGATAATCTGAGCAGGTTTACCCTCAAACCATGTATCAAGTCCTGTTACCTTGTCGGTAGAAACTACGGTGTTGCCAGCGTTATAGAAGTCATCACAGTAAACATAGGCCGCGGAAGTGGTGGTTTTACCAATAACTTTGACTGTCGCTAGTCCGTCTACACTTAGAGTGTTAGATACAGATAGTGGGACTGCTTGCCATACGTCATAAGAATCAGCCAGCGTGTAAGAAGCGTCTGCGACTGTAGAGCCTGGAAGCCATAGTTCAATCACCACATCATCAGTAGAAAAGGCGGTGTTCTTCATAAAGTAGCCAAAGAAGGCCACGATTGAGTTAGCTTTTGCAGGAATCTGAAACTCCCAAGCAAAGCCTGTAGATGAGTTTTGTGGGGCTAATCTTACCGCTAGTGAGCCTGTAGTTCTAATCTCGGTATCTTCAGCTTTACCCCATCCTCTAACTGAGTACCATCGGTGATTATTGTCAGTATCATCTAAGCGGTTGAACTTAATCTCAGAGCCTAGTGTCATGTTGGTGTAGTTTGTGATTACGTTAGTTGCATCCATAAACGTATCATTGAATAAAGCGGTAGAAAATCCTGTACCCATGTATAGACCGTTTGGCATATCACCTTTAGTTCCAATCAAACAACTGTTAAAGGTGTTGAATGGGCCACTTGCTATATAGATTCCGTTTGAATAATGAGCGTGTGAATTAAAGTTATTAAACGTATTAAGACCTGATGTATTAACCGCAACTCCACCAGAGGCAGCTCCAGTGTTGTTACAGGCATAAGCAGATGAATCTTGAATCGTGCATGAATATGACGACTCAATACCAAATCCATATCCATTGCTTGCGAATGAATGACAGTTGGTTAAAGTAACGCCATTTGAAGCGTATACAACAGTGTTAGCGAAAGCTGTTAATAGTCCAGTAGTGGTCTGAGTGTTATAGGTTAGAATGTTTGAGAATGATGCGTTAGTGTGCTGATTAAAGTAGAAGATTCCAGCTGGGCCGTTCTTACCGACACAGTTATCTAATGCACAGTTAGTTGGAATTTGTACGTTACCAGTAGGTACAGCCCCAAAGAAAGTAGAGTTGTGTAAGTTTTCAAATCTAACCCAATCTACGTTTATGAATCCTGCACTTGATTGAGCAGCCATCGTAAAACCTATTAAAATTGCAGTTGTACTACCTTTAATAGTGATGTTATTAGTGAAGTTGCCTACTAATGCTCCTGTGTGGGTGTAAGTAAGTCCCGATTCAGCTCCACCTGCGGTATCAGCTAGAGTGTAAGAAGTTGAGGAGTTTTTTGTTCGGATATACTTAACTTCTGTTTCATTGTAATTAGTAGCAGAGTCCGTAGCAGGAGCGAAGATAACCTCATCACCTACCGCCCAATCTACAGCGTCACTCGTTATCAGTGGTGTTCCAGTTGTTCCATCACCACTCGCAACAATGGTTTTCTGGTAAGTCTTAGAAGCTCCTTGCCAGATTCCAGTAGCTCCGTTCTCGTAATAAATTGATGACGGATGAGTTCCTGCCTGTACAGTTGCGGTGTAACTTGAAGATAGTGGAGAGCTTGTAGTGGCACATGAAAACTCGCCACCAGCCTTAACCCATACACTACCCCTGATAGTTAAATCTGAACTAGCTGCGGTGTCCATCTGTAACTGACAGTCGTTTGAAATCAGCAGAGCGTTAGCTACTGACCTCTCAGTTCCTGCGTTAGTACCAGTTCCTACAGTCCGAGTGCCGTCCATTGTTACTGTGATGTCTGTAGTTCCGTTAGGTTCTACAATCCATCCGTTATCACCTGAAACTGGTACACCAGTCCTGTCATCTACTGAAATGTAAGCAAAGTTAGCAGTTGAAGCCTGGGCGACTGTAGCAGTTGAAGTATCAACAGTTAATTTCCATCTATACCTACCTGCGGTGGTGGCGGTGAAAACGTAGGGCGTGACTGGGCGTAAATAAACCCAACCAAGCTCTATATCTGACATATTGACTGTTACGGTGTGAGCGGTGTCTACTGTGGCTTCTTGTAGGGTAGCGGTGAGGGTGGTAGCACTACCTTTGCTTGTAAGGTGTACCAATACTCCGTTAACAGCGTTTGTGGTGTTAGGTGCGGTGAAAGTAGCTGAATAAGAAGGTGTAGTGGTGATGTTGACGTTAGTAGAAGCATGAATTGTTGGCGTGTTAGTTCCCTGATACCAAGTACCAGCAGTACCGAAGTTGCCTGTAGCTTGAGCAATTTTGTGAGCCATTATTCAACCCCCTCTATATCTATTGCTAGTTGTTCAATTCTTTTGTCTAAGGTGTTAGGTTTAGCCTTAACATCCAGTAACGCTTGATAGACTTTTTCATCTTCACGTCTGTAAAGGTTTAGAATAAGTTTCTCTAACTTACGTTGAGCCTTCTCTAATTTGCCGTCACTTACATCTTTGTAAATTTCAGCCAGTCTGTTTTCAACATATTTGCTAAGTTCTATCATTAGTAGCTCAATCCAGGCATATCTGTTGCCACGTTATCGAAATTAGCGTTAGAATCTGCATATTCTTTGGCTGTATCGCTTAATCTAAAGACTTTCCAAGAAGCTGAAGACGTTGCTGTACCTGGAAGTGCGAATCCAAAGTAGTCATAAGTTGCGTCTGAATCAAAGACGACCTCGTAATCGGTAGGATTAGCCGTACCTGTGACGCTCACATTTCCGTTAGAGTCTAACTGAACCTGTGTTGCCTTACCGTTTACATCCTTGAACGGCAAGATGTAATTAGGGACTGGAAATGTTAGGCCGTTGATTGCCCTTTTAACCTGTTTAATTCCCTCGGATAATTCCTCGGTGTCTACATTAACTACCGGA